ATATCGTTGATCATGTTGTGGTCATTCTCATCAGGACTGTGATTGCCAATGATGACTTTGATGCGCGGATAAGTTTGCGCGTCAATTGAGGCTAATGTGGTGTATAGGTGCTCAGGCTTATAAGCTGGAACAAGAATGGTTACAGGCCTCATGACTTCCCCCAACGCTTACGCTCAAGCTCGGCAAGTTGTACCAGTTCACGCGTTCTGCGCTCCAATTCCATCACCATTTCTTCAAGCACTTCCCACTGCAATTTCTCGTACTCACCTCGTGGAAAGTTCTCAAGCAATCCATTGACCCAGGCTTTTCTCGCCATATCGTTCAGGTTCATCCCTGTCCTTTCAATAGTTCCGCCGCATCGTCATAGCCGTTTTTCTCCAGCAACTCAATGCAATGGTTTAAGCGTGCTTCGCCTGCAACAAACTCAATCTGCGCCGCAAAGATAAAAAGATTCTCTGCGTGCTGATCAAACCCCGTTCTTCTGGCGATGCCCATCACATCGCCAATGGTCAAATCTTTCACGTCAATACCTCCTTAATGTGTTGAGGCACCCTTGGCAGTGGCGCCCAGGCAACCGCCCACTCAGACCATGTGCCAATGACGCACACGCCGCCAGGATTAAGCAATAACATCTTCACGCCTAGTGGCGGCGGGTCATCTTCGGGCGTGCGCCAGGTAGCCTGGCCGGCGAGGTAGTCTCTCACGCCGCCCTTATCCCAAATGGGTTATGCCACAGTACTGGTGCTTTAGGCTTACGCGGCTTAAAGGTCTTGTACTGCTCTTTAACCTCGAAGTAGTTCACCATCACTTTCTTCCAAGGTATCTCAACGTCTTTTATCCCCTTGGACTTCACAATAAGATCATCTCCCGCCAACTCGGACATGAGTTGATCAATCCTTTTGGTGGTCATATCAAACTTTGCCGCCAAATGCCAAGCATTCACAGGGTTCTTCAATCCCTTTAAGTAATCAAAAATCATCTTCTTGCTTTCTGATCTACGCATTTTTCGTTTTGCCATTTCTACCCCTCTCAGTTAAACAACCGCTCTTAAGTTCCGCTTAATCGGCTTACCCCACTGCGAGTTGTAAGCCTTACCGTACAACGCCGTTCCTGCATCGCTGGCAAAGGTCAACGCCAAAGCATCAGCCATGTCAGGTGATCCAATCCCGCGTTTTCGCATCTCGTCCTTGCTCTCTAGCTTCATCTTCCCGTTGCTATTAAACGAATAACGCGGTGAGACAAGTTCCGCCAAAAGCGACTCATCTTTAGGAATCTTGCAATCGCGCTTTTCCAACCACGCCTTCATCTTTCCCCATAACTCAGCACGCAAGTTCACATAAATCGTTCCCATGGCCGGAGACTCAGCCACGTTGATTCCACGCGCAGGCAGATTCAATTCGCGCAAGCGGTCCACAACGCCGGCCCCCAAGCCAATCGAATCGACAAGGATTTCAACGGGCCTGTCTTCTGGCTTCATGGCCTCGTACTCGGCGACCACCGCGCCCGTGGTCTGCATCAAATCCAACCCACGCCACTTGCGTATCTCAGTCACCGCATTACCTTTACGCTTTGCCAACGCCGTGGCGTCCGTTCCAAATCGCGCCACATCCAAACCCCACACCGTTTGCGTGTCCGTCGTTTCAACGTCACGGTGAAAAGCGCTGTCCACCAGCTCAACGCCAATCAATGTATCGTCATCGGTACGCGGAAACTCACCCAACACGCGAACACGGAAAGCGTTGGATTCTTCGCCATACCTTGACGCCATATCCTTGATATAGGCGTCGCTTACCCTTTTAGAGTCATAGCAGGACACGCGACGTGTCCACCACTCATCCTTTAATCGGTTATGCGTGTCAAAGAAAAACCCGCTGGACTTCGTTGGGTTACCCAACAAAATCGTCACAGCGTTATGCCCTGACATGGAACCCGCCGCCGCCTCGAACACGGACTCAGGGATACCCGATGCCTCATCCGCCACAAGCATCACATGGTCCGAATGCACCCCTTGCAATGCTTCAGGTTGCTCGGCACGCGACGTACGGGCGGAGATAAACGCTTCCGTGGGCGATGACTTCAACTCAATCCGATCCGTTTTCGGATCAAGCAACTGCCGCCACACATCAGGCAATTCCTTAACCCAACGCTTCAACTCAGCAAACAGTGCGTCATACAACTGGCTTGTCGTTGGCGCAGTCACCACCACTTTCACCGGATAACGGCAAAGCACAAACCAAATCATCGCCCAGGACGCAGCAGTCGATTTACCCACACCGTGACCTGACCTTACGCTGATCTTTCGCTCGCCATCCGAAATAGCTTGCAAAAACTCAATCTGCCAAATATCAGGCTCAACGCCAATCACTTCACGCACAAACAACGGTGCGTTGTTCGCGTACCGGTCCAAGGCACGCGCAAACAACTTCACCAACTCATGATTCTTTAACTCTTCATTCACGTCCAAGCACCTTTGCAACGCCAGCGTGCGTAATCGTCACGCCATGCAATTTCATCACTTCACCGGCAATCTGACGCAGCGACATGGCTCCCTTCAAAGCCTTAATCGTTGCAATGGCGGCTTGCTGCTCGGCAACAGGCTCAAGGGTCGCTGCCTTGCCAGCACCTACAACGCGAAACCCAAAAGGCGGCAATCCCCCAACGTGCCCGCCGGCCTGACGCTTTGCCGCCTGGCCTACGCGCTGGCGATCCTTAATCACTCGCCTTTCGTGCGTCGCAAATGCCGCCATGATCTCAAGCATCAACTGCCCATAAATGTTCTTCTCATCCGTTACATCGCCATGCCCATTGATGATCAATCGAATGCCGCGCTCCTTGAACGCGTGAACGGTGTTCAGCGTATCCATCGAGTTGCGGCTAAACCGATCCAGTTTCGCCACAATGATCACATCACCAGGTTGTGGCGTCACACCGTTTGCCGCCAATCGATCAAGAAAATTCAAATGCCCCGAAACGCCAGCATCCTCAATAAACCGATCAACCGTCAAGCCATGCGTTAACGCGTTGCCGGTCACTTCCCTGCGTTGCGTGTCAAGGCTTGTGCCATTGGCTTGCTCGTCAGTCGATACGCGCAAATAACCGTAGTTCATAACGCCATCCAAATCATCGTTGCGTACAAAGCGCCGAACATTGCGCCGCCAATGATCAATGTTGCTGTTGTGGACTTCATCTCGTTTCCTGTGTTTGTGTCAGTGGTGTAAATGTACACCGCGTTTACAGTCATGGGGGACGTTTACGCAAAAATTTTTTGGGTAGCCGACGAACGGATAAGCGGTAATGGGGGGGGTAGCTAGGCATGGCGCGTTATGCGAGGCAAGGCACGCGATGCCCGTTATGCGAAGCATGAGTGGGCGCGTGTGGAGTGGCGCGCCTACGCCGCCCCCTCGAAATGCTACCGGGGGGGGTGTTGCGCGAACGCGACGTGGCGGAAACGCGACACGCGTTGCGTCAGCGCAACGATTTACCCGTTGTGCGGCGCAACATCAATAGTGTTGTCATCGACGTTTACGGCGTTGACGGTTTCGCGGTATCGATTCGCCATCAGATGCGCGTCAGTGATGTTCACCTGAACGTTCACCTGCGTCTTGTTCTCTCCATAGGCTTGCTGGTTCCACTTGCCAGCGAGCCATTGCCGGTAACGCGCTCTGACGTTCGCCAGGTTCGCCGTAACCGCGTCAGCGCCATCGACAATCGCCAGCCCTTGCTCCGCCAAAACGTGTGCCGCCCTCGCGCGTGCACGCGTAAATTCTTCGCTGCGCTCTGGAGTCGTTTCCGCCCACGAATAAAAAGCGCCCTCGCTTACGCCAAGAGCGCCTATTAACTCGGACACTTTCACGCCGCTCCCAATCTGTTCAAACAGTCCCTCTTCGCCGCCTGGAAACTTATGCACCGCACGATTCACGATCGACCTTAACTCTCTACGCTTCGCGTTGCTCAATCCCGCGCCACGCGCTTCGCGCACCGCGCCTTCTTCGCTTTCCGCCTCACCAGTACCGCTCAAACGCGTCAGATCGCCCTCAGTTCGATTTTCTGCTTCCATGTTCACTCACTTACCTTTCGCTTGTTCCATCGCCTCTAACGCGCTTTTGCTCAACGCGTAAGCCTGCTCACTACTTCCCTTGTACACCGGACCAATATCTTCTTCCGCCATGAGCGTCAACACCTCAGCGCCAGGCATTGCCCGTTTGATGCTTACCGCCTGCGTGAAAAATTCCTGCTGCAAGATAACCGCCACCTCGTCCATCGTCCAGCAGTCGCACTCAGGTCTCATTGCCGCGTAGGCGTGGACAGTTGCCGGATCAGCGCAAATCGCAAACACGCTCCCGTCATCCCGTTGACCCTCCATAACGCTTACCGCCAACGGTTGAGCGTTCATCGCTTTAGCTTCTGCCTCTAACACGTCAAACGCCCGCATCATCCCGCCACAAGCCAACCTATACGCCTCAACGTCTCTCGCTTTCCGCGCATCCCTACACCGCCATAGCTGCTTCCAAAACCTTAACCGCGTTTCCTCGCTCACGAGTTCCGCCAAACGATCCAAACCCCAAACCTTATCCGCCTCACGCTTCCTCTTCATCACACTGACCGCCACACTATTCATCGCCAACACGATCTGGTCATCCTCTTCAAAAGGATTCTTTAACCGATCCTCTGATCCGCCATACAAACCATCTCTAACCTTCCCGCGCTTATCTTTTGCCGCCATAACCCAAATCCTTTCTCTACAAATCACACATCAAACATCAAGCGTCCGAAACATTGAAGCGTCCGAATGTGTGTCTTTCAGACACACACACATTTCGGACGCGTTCACTTCTTGTTCTACAACGCTTTCGGACAACTTCGTACGCGTTTTCGGACGCTTAAAGGACAAAACATCAACTTTAGGACACCCTAATTCGGACGCCAAAACATCACTTTCGGACATTCGGACGCTTAACATCAAAATCCTTCCTGATTAATCGGCTTGATCCACACCAAATCGTTTCTTATGGCGGCAAACTCAAGCTCAACTAACTTGTCCTTCACTTCCTTCCAACGCTTCCTCCGATCACTATCCTCCACATCGTTTCCTAGCCTGGCGTACACCTCATCACGCCAACGCTCTAACGTCACAACGCGATGGCGTTCACCTTGAACGATCTGGTATTGCCCTTCCGTCTTCACGATATGGCGTAACGCTTCCCTACCCATCGACTGATGCTTACCGCGTCCTGCGTTTGGCTTTGCGTTTTGTGGCGGTCTAAAGCCAACGCCATCGGGTAATTCACCCTCGAATGGTTTGACTACAAGCGTATTGGCCGAGTCATCCTCAAACCCCAGGTTTAGCTTGGCGGCTGGCGTTTCGTGCGTTTCGTTCGTTTCCTGCTGATCAAAGTTCACCGTTTCCATGGAGAAATGAATCTCCACACCGTCCTTGCCATCCTTTTGCTTCGTCACTTTGAGCGTGCCCGACATTTGATCGGTATGGCGGGTAATCTCAATCTGCGTATCCACAGCACCTAAAAAACTGGAGTGACCGCGTAGACCTAATGAGGCATCCTTGCCACTATGGTGGACAACCAAGAGCGCTGCGCCCGTGGCCTCTTGCAGGCGTCCACAATTGCTAATGAAACTGCCCATGTCCTCGGACGCGTTCTCGTTGCCGCCGCCAAAGGCGCGGGCTAAGGTATCAATGATGATCAATTTCGGACGCTGGATTTCGGACGCTCGTATGGCGGCTATCAGGTCAGCAAAATCCTGATCTGATGATCGTAGATTCACTTGCGACCTGATCACGCCAACGGGTATGTCCT